AATATCATTACCGGAGATTTGTGCGTTAGAAGCTACAGCGGTCAAATCATCTGTTTGCCATTCGTGTAGAGTGTTGCTTGCTGAACCCTTCTTAATACCATTCATAAATGGTGTTTCAGTAGGAGCGATGTTGAAGATCATATCTGAAAGATCTTCTCTGTTGCCGACCGAATCATATTGATCGAACGTATTTGCTGGTTGTGCCATGATAATTACCTTCTAGGTTTAGTTTATGTTAAATCATATCCATAAATGCTGCTGCCGCATCATCGACAGAGCCGGACTTCCTGGCACGGGAACGAAGATCAGAAGATCGTTTAGATTCTTTTTGAGATGTGGATGTTGGCGTACCACCTCTTGCTACCCTGCGCACGGCTTTGGCTTTCTTCTTAGACACTAGATCCTTTCCAGAACCTTGCATCTCGTCATAAAGACGGGCCTTGTGCATTAGTAGAAGGGCGCGACTGTCTGCTAGATTTCCTAGCTCGTCGTCACTGTAACCCACCTGTTTGGCGTAAGAAGCAATATCACTTTGAACTGCTTTCTTCGACTCAGGACTTCCCCAACCTTCAATTTGATCTACGAGCTTCGCATCTTCCTCAGCTAAGTAACGTTGCATTTGTGCGCCGTACTCTTGCTGCTGTGCCTGTGCAAACCGATTTTGTTCATGCTGGTGCGTTTGTATACGAGTTGCAGCTTCACGCTGTTCCTCCCGCATCATCAAATACTTATCAGGTTCATACTCTTTTAGTTCAGCCCAATCCACATTGTTGAACTTTTCAAGTTCCGCATTGTTTCCAGACTGCTGCTGCTGGAGCATGGCTAATACCTGTTGACGTTCCTGGACAAGTAGAGTTTTTTGCTCGTCAATGCCTTTCCGATCATCAGCTAGTAGCTGCGTTTTCCGAGTATAATCCGACTGTCTTTGGTAGCCTTTGATAAGTTCGTCTTGGTTGACCTCAGTGTCTTCGCCATCGATAGATACATTAAAAACGTATTCTTCTTCGGTTTCATCATCTTCAGGTTCCAGTTCAGAACTCTCGTCCGTTACCTCGTCCTCGTCTTCATATTCTTCAGATTCGTCAACGTCCTCGTCAACTTCTTCAGTAGACTCCGCTACTTCTTCGGCTCTTTCATCTTCGATGGTTGTAGCGGGGTCGCTATCCAGAAGGTTAAAGAATTTTTGCTCGTCTGATACTTCTTGAGTTTCCGGGGAATTATTCACTTCAGACATATTACTCTCCCATTATTAATGTTAAAAAACTATTTGTCAAATAATTACTTCTCAGCTTTATTTGACTCTAGTTGTATTTTTGCTAGTTTACCTGTATCAATCATGGAAACTAGCCCTGCTTTAAATTCGTCTGCTGCTTTGAGCATGAGGAATAAAAACTCTCTCTCTTCGGTTCCCCCGTAAATGCCGGTGGTAGCCCATCTATGGAGTATGTTCGCTCGAACGGATTCAAAGGACTCGTTAAATAAGTCGTCCTCCAGAATCCCCTTCGCGTTATCTCCCCTAGCTCTCTCTTTCTCTAAACTCATACTTCTATCCTATTTTAACCCCTCGACCCTGCTCCTTCTCAAGTAGTAGCTCTTGCTCTTTCAAGCGTAAGTCTGCTAGTTTGAGTTGTAGCTCGGCTTCACGGATCTGTTTCTGGAACGCAATGTCTTCTATTCTAGCTTGGGCTTCTGCACCCTTAACCTCAAGTTCTTGTTGCTTAATCTGCATCTCCATTTCGTCTTTCTTCTGCTTACGCTGAAGGTCGGCGATTTCAAGCTGCATCTTCTGTTCGTCTGGATTCGGGCCTTGTTCTTCTGGTGGCGGCATCTGAGACACGTCTGTTAAGAACGATTCTGTGTTCTTATAGCCCATGTTCTTTAGCTTCTCACGCATCAAGTTAAACGCGTTACCTGGTGTAGCAACAGGCATACCCATGTTCTGGAACATCGCTAGGTCTTGGGTAATGGACGTTAGGTGGATCAACTTCTGATCCTTATTACCATTACCTAAACCTACTGATACTGCCATGTCATAGCGGTCTTTCCACTGACTAGGATCAACCTCTTGGAACTCACCGCGTAGGCGGAAGATCTTTTGTTGGTCTTCGTTCTGAAGAACCAGCTTATGGATGGCACGGAACAAGTCACGAACACCTGTCTCAGCAAATACTCTGGCAATCATCTGTACACGTTGTTGTGCGGCAGACATAACCTGAGTAACCGCCATAGACGCTGTGTTAGATCCAAGTGCCTTAGAGTCAAGCCCCTGGGAAATCTTGGATACTCCGGTACGTTCTTCGCGTACATGATCCACATAACCCAACATCTGGAATGCTTCAGGCGGTAGGCTTGGGGTATCTAAACGTGATACCGCACCCTGTACCTTCTGGCGGACTATACCTAATGGGCGACTTGTTAATAGGTCGTCTAGGTTCACCATGCCATCGATAACAGCGTACTTACCGTTGTTATGTAGGTTGATGTTGTCCAGCATAGAGCGCATCAAGTTAGACTTTAGCTCTTGAATGTCCATCACTAGATCCGCAACACTACGGCCATGGAACTTATGTGGCATTAGGATTGGCGTGATCGAGGTAATAGGGATTTCATCAATCTCTATGTTAACCAAATGAACCTTACCTACACGGATGATCTGGCGTAGTTCAGCAATGCCATCACCGTCAAAGTCTACACGAACATAGAACTCTTCAAGACTAACGCGCGTCATGGCCTCGTCTTTACGGGCAGTACCTAAGTTTAGGGGATCTGTACCATCAGACGAGAATCGGGCTAAATGTTCTGGTGAAGTCTCAAGATCTTCCTCGTTATTAGAAGACGCTTCAATGACTTGCTTGATCTTCTTCTCTGAGATACCCATATCACGCAGGTCAGACACCGTTACATCGCTTGGCTGGTGGCGGATAAAGTCCGCATCCTTAATAGACTTAGCACGGCGGGAAACCGTAATCTCTTCTGGTGGGATGTTCTCAATGACGAGCTTGCCTGATTTCTCAGTACGGATAATAACCGCTTCATCAATGACAGTGGTTGTTCTTGGAACGCCTGTGGCGGGATCCATAACCGTGTCTTCACTGACGGTTTGCTCGATCAACTCAACGTCTGGGTTGGTCAGCAATACTTCAAGTTCTTGCTCAGATAGGTTCTCGTAAGTTTCACGGGTTTCCTTAACAGAATCATCCCAGTAGTGCTTCACAAAACCTGTCTTCTGGATCAATGCGTCCTTAAACCAGTTGTGTAGGATCTTGAACCCATCGACCTTACGCTCAAACAAGTAGTTGATATAATCAGTCTCTTGCTCGGCAGCGGCCACGTCTTCCGGGCCTTGGGCGTCAAAGGTTACCGTTCGATCCCCGGAGGTAAATATCTCCATGAGGTTCGGCATGATCCACTCAACAGTATCCTGCACGTCACGACTGACGTACTGTGACTTACCATCGGCTTCATTACCAAACGGTTCGCCAAGGTAGAACTTCATGGCATCTGCGCGTTGGGTTGATAGCTCAGATCCAGCGTAGCCAACAGACTCATTGGATAATTCGCTTAAAAGAGCGTCTAATTGGTGTTTATCCATTTTTTCTGGCATATCAAACAATTCCTAAATTCGGATAACTAATCTTCCCGGAATGTCGCTTATAACCCGACATACCCGGAACTTCTGCAAAACGTAATGACCCTGACGCATACCGCGTAGCGGACATTGCATCGTCAAATAATTTTACAATCTTACCATCTTGCCGGTGGTATTGCGAAAACTCGTCCCACCAGGGTTTTAAATGGCTGAATACCTTGAACCGTCCAGACTCCATTCGGGCCAGCATGTCCATGATACCCGCTTCAACAGAGTTACCGCCTGACCCCTCCATCTGCCCTGGGGCTGGAGAGTTGGTAAAGTGGAACGGTAGCATATTAACGCCCTCGTTCCTATATTGATCTGCAAGACTAATACCTGATCCACGTTCATGGGTATAGCCGTCATGTGGCCATACGAGCGGTATGTCCATGCCGTGCGCCTTGATCGCAGACGCATGGGTAGGAATAATGGTCTTCTCTTGCTTATACACGTCATAAACAAAGATAATGTCTGAGTCCCTATCCCAAGCGATCCATACCACGGACGTAGGGTGATCCCAACCGAAGTCCAACGCCGCAATGCGGGGCCAGTGAACCGGTAGATCAAACGCATCCACACGAATACGATCCGCATCGATGGGGAAGACTAAACCTGAACCAAATACCGGTATACCCTTTGCCCGCATATCGCGTTCATGGGGCATATACACCGATAATAGCTGCTCCTTCACCTCTTCTGACAAGTGGGGACAATCATCCCAACCTGCTTGCTGAATAGATTGACCCTTCTTCCTGTCGTTCATAAACATGTGAACCACCGGCGTCATACCTGTCTCCGGTGTAAACGTCATGTACAGGTAGCCCCCGGTATCCGCTGTACGCGTAATACACTGGGAAAATATGTCGTATTTCGGTTCCTCGTCTAGCCAGATCAGGTCAAGGGCACTGCCCATGAACTTCTCAAAGCCCATCTCATAGGACAAGAAGCCTAATCTCGAGTTACCGTCATACTTACCGTTGGCATTATAGTGCTTAACGATCACCGACTGTATGGCGTTGGGTATACCTGGCAGCCGTACCGTTTCAAGGATACAGTCCAACGGTATAGCGCCCGTGCCCTTACGCGTTGGGTCGTCTGGTTGACCTAATAGCTCCATCTGCACGATATCGCGCGTCTTGGAGTTCGATACGCCACTGGCCCACGCATTAATAGGCTTTAAGAACTTACGTCCTTCCCACCACTCCGGATATAGGCCGGTAAGATGATAGCTCATGGCCGCAGCCCCGGTGAACGTCTTGCCGGTACGGTTACCTGCCATCAGCAGGCTCTGGGCGTTGCCCTCACTGGATGCTAGGAACTGTTTTTGCCAATCATAGGGCTTAAAATCGTCAATGACGGTATGGGCCTTACGAAACGCTTTTTCCTTTAATAGATTAAGTAGGCGCTCTTTATCTTTTGCGCTTAGTTTTTCAATGTCCAAGGCTCTCTCCTTCCTTAAAAATTTTGAGGTCTAGCCAACAATTTTAAGCTG